GTTGCCGCTGATATCGTTCTCCACGGTCACAGCCAAACGCTTGCTGAATCGGCATGCGCGAGACTTGCCTTCGCCAGAGCCCTCAATGTTTTGGGAACAGGTAGCGCACGAAGAACTCTGCGGCTCGGGGACTTCGGCGTTGGGCACAACGCCTTCCGCTGACCAGCAGGCAGGCTTGATATCTTTGCCTTCCTCATATTTGCCTGCGTAGAAGGTGCGGGTGATGCCCTTGCCGCTGGCAACCACCACGAAGTTCATAGACCGGTCTTCGTTCTTGGCCACTTCCTCGCCGCCCACAACCATACGCCATACGCCTCCTTTGATGGAGATTTGTTTGCCGCCAGAGCTACCAGCAATGTCTTTGGTAGTCGCATCAGGGGCGTTGCGCAGATAGTCGGGGATGACGGAGCCAGATTTGAAGAGAGAGATGTTACTCATTTGATTTCCTTTGGTTGATTAACGTGCACGACGAACGGTGACCGAATACTTTGAATCCACATTCATGCCGGTTGGCAGTTTGTCAGGGTTGGCTTGCAAAAATTCTTTGAAGTTACCCTGGTGAATGCGGCGCTCAAGCAACTCGGGCGCACTGTGCTCTTTGATAAGCCGATAAACGCTGTCCCAATCGGACGGCCAATACCGGGTTTTGACAGATCGCCGAAACGACCCATACTGTGTGGAGCCACCGTCTTGACCGGTGGTCTTGCAAATTTCCAATAGTTCTGCCTCTATGAGTTCAAGCTGCGCTTCAAGTGCGGCAACTTCCTCTTCCATTTGTTTTTGTTTGATGTCTTTGGCATCGCGTATTTTTATATACACCTTTACCAGTTGGTTTGCGTCCATGCGATTTCCTTTGATTTGCGTTGATGAAATAAATTATACAGTGTCAAATTACGCTGTCAAGCGATTTCTTGTTTGTATAACTCAACAAGGTCCAAGTGCATGTCAATCTTGCTCTGGAGCATGATGTACATCCTGCGCTCAACCGGACTCCCTTGCAGGTGAGTGACGGTTACCTTGTTGGTTTGGCCCGCCCGGTGTGCCCGGGAGTTGGCTTGCATGTAGATTTCTGTTGATGCTACAGGACCCCACCAGACAACTTGGTCTGCGCGGGTTAGGGTAATCCCGTGGGCTGTCGCTTGGGGTATCAGGAGTAACACCCGGGGGTCGTCTTCGGTCTGGAACCTTTTGATTATTTCGCCGCGCTTGGATGCCGCTATGTCGCCGTGTATGGACTCAGTTGTGATGGACCGCTTGGCAAGTTCGTCCTCCAGCATGTTGAGCGAGTGCCGGAACGGTATGAAGACAATTACCTTGTTGGAGGTCTCGTCAATCACATCCAGCAGTGCGCTGAGCCTGTTGCTCACATCGAACTCAACCACGTCTCTATTGTCCGTATAGGCCGCGCCTTGGGAGATTTGCAGTAACTTGTTGAGCAACGCCGCCGCATTGGGTGCGGTGATCTCTTCGCCTGCGGCAACCATCATCATTTGCTTGCGGATGGCATCGTAGTACTTCTGCTGTTGTGCGGTGAGCGGCACCTCCCTGGTGGTGAACAGCATGTCGGGTAAGTCCAGGCACTCTTCTTTGGTGAAACGTATCGCTGGCTGCAATACCTTGTGCACTGTGTCGCGGGCATCGTGTTTGGGGGCCCACTTGTACTGCGTGATCTTGTTCATCACCTTGTCGCGGAATGAGCCAAAGAACAGTGGCACTGAACTGGGGTTGACCAGCTTGGCCAGACCATACGCATCCACGGGGGACTGCGCTGCAGGGGTACCCGTCATCAGCCACAGCCGCGTGTTTGCTTTGACAAGGCTTGCAAGCATCTTCCAGCGGTCGGTCTGCACACTTTTGATGGCGTTGGCCTCGTCCACAATAATTAAGTCAAAGCCGCCGTTCCTAAGTTCTTCTGCAACAACCTTCACGCCATCAAAGTTGATGATTACAAACTCGTAGTCGCCGTTCACAATCGCCTGCCGTTGCTTCTTGGAGCCCTGGGCAATCGCCACTGTGCGGTGCATCACCGTGCGAAATAAGTCAGCCCGCCATGCGGTCTCCATGATCGACACCGGGCACACCACCAACACTCGGTTGACCCTACCCTGGCTTATCAGATAGTCCGCTGCCCATGCAGCCGCACTGGTCTTTCCTGTGCCTGCCTCGTTGAACACAAAGCACCTTGGATGCAGGGTGAGAAAGTCGGCAGTCGTTCGTTGGTGCTCGAACGGCACATACACCCCAGGCCACTTGTACCGCCCGAGGATGGGGCTTGGTGCGTCTTTGATGCCCAGGTTGCGTAGCAGTTGTACCTCGTCAAAGTCCCAGTTGACGAGTACCTGGGATTCCCCATCTTGCTCGGACATGACCTTGCTTTTGGGGATGAGTGCCGTTATTTGAGCGGCATTGCGCGTGTTAAACAGTAGCGCCCTGTCTTGGATGATTTGCATAGCGTTGATTGATGTGACAAAAAGAGCCGGGTAGAGTGAACTACCCGGCAAACTAGAGGAGAACGATAGCCCAACGATTGCTCGTCAGGCCCCGAAATGGTAGCTTACTTCTTCCTTTCGCGTTTAGAAGTTTCAGACTTCAGACCGTTGGTCTTGGTCCTGGCAAAACTACGATTTGCCGTTTTTGGTGTAGCCTTTAGGTTACTCAGCGCAACCGGGTTGCCGCCCTTGGACAAGGCGCGTTTGTGGTCCACGTCCACACTGCCCGGCAGGTCGCCATTGGCCTTCTCAAAGACCCGGCGGGCCTTGTTTCGATTGCTGCGATTTTTGATCTGTTCGGGAGTACCCTGGTACTTTTTGTACTCCGCCGCGTAGTCTCTAGCCATATGGCCTCCTAGTTATAAGCACAAGTCTTCACAGGGCAGAACTTGCATAAGCCGCTGGTGCTGGGATTCCATACCCCATGCTCCAGTGCCTGCTCAATACGTCCGGCCCGGCCTGCCCACTTCGACCAGATTTCGGACAGCGCATCGCGCTTGAACTCAGACTGAATTACATCGTTTGCCACGACAAAAAGCAAGGCCCCCTTGACGGTGTTGACCTCGGGGTGGTGCGCCATAATCATTGCGGACATGAGTTCAAGCTGGCCTGAGTCGGCATACCGGCTTGACTTCCCGGTCTTGTAGTCGGCCACTCGGGCAACGCCCCGCTCTCGGTTGATGGCAAGGTAGTCGGGGATGCCCCGGAACCATACATCTTTGTCAAAAAAGCCACACGGGCTAAAGTCAACTCGGATACCCAGTTTTTCTTCGCATCGAATGTCCCCGCCGAGGTTAGCAAGGGGCTCGATGAAGTGCTTGAACTGTTCAAACTGTGGGGGTAGTGGGGTCTTGTCTTTGATGTAGTCTTCAAATGCTTTGTGCACCGCTGTGCCATATAACGTGGCATCGGTGTTCTCCTGTTTAAATTTTTTGAGTATGCGAACTTCATGGTATTTTCGTGCGCAGTTTTCAAAGTCTTTGATTGCTGAATAGGAGTGTGCAAGCGCCATAAATTTCTTTGTTTGTTTGGATGGCAGATTTTAGCAGTCCTCCACTATGTATGCTGTGCGTTTACGGAGCGTTCCGGTGCCGCGTACAAATGCCCCCCACCAATAGAGTCCGCTTTTGCGCTGCTTAAAATGCCCGCGTACATAGTGGGCTGCAACATCGGCTCGTTGGCTTACATGCCCTCCAGCCGTAACCACTTCAACCTCTTGTAGATGCAGCAAAGTGTAGGCGCTTGCGGTGTACGCCTTTTTCTTTTTACCGCCCAGCTTCAACCCCTTAGGGGGGACTGACGCTGCAATCCGGGTCTGCCCCACGCCACTTCGGCAGTTAAGCAGCATGTACGAGGCAAACAGCAGTGCTGGAATTTCTGTAGCGGCTTCCAGAATGTGCTGCTGTACTTGCGGATCATTTGCTGTAAGCTCAGCAAACTTTTCGGGCGTTAACTTTGCAATTTGTGCAGCTTTAATAAGCGACGCACAGGGCATAAAGTTTGCCGGTGTTGGGTTTTGGCCATTGGCCCCGGCAAATTGAATCTGTGCTCCTCGTTCGTGGCTCAGCCCAAACATAAACATAAACAGGCTATGTTGTACGCTACCGTCTATGTATTCCCAATAGGGAAGGCAAGTCAACACGTTGTTATTTATCTTGCGGATGTATGCCCCTACCCGAGTCACCGGGATAATCCCATCCACAATACCGTTTTTGCGTAGCTCCTGTATTGCAGGTGTCAGCGGGTACTCAATTGCCGTGTGCTCGTAGGGCATGTGTAGCTCATCAAGCGGAGTTGGCTTAAACGTAGGTGATCTAATCAGTGTCTCCGCCGCTAACGCAACTTCAGAAGACAGCACAAAGGTCTGCACTTTATCTCTTGGAATGTTGTCGGAAAAGTTCATTGGTATTCCAAACTCCGTAAACACCGCTTTATCAAAGAATTTATCCAACAGGGGTTTATTAACAGTCACCATAACTAGCTCCAATTCCTGACTCGCACGCCAACGGTAAACCCTGCGCCCAGGTCGGACGCCAGGACATGCACTCCTCGACAAACCTCCGGGCTTCCTTGGCCTC